CAGCCATGTCCTGCACTGGTTCGCTGGGTTTGACCTTGTTCATCTCTATCCAGCTAAACAGCGGCGCGGGTGCATCGTATTCATCAGTTGGTCTAGTAGCTTTAGTACCAGCGAGATAATCAAGGAATCGCTTGTTATAAGCGTCCCCGTAGATGTCAGTGGTTATAGGTTGTTCAATGTCTTGGTAGAGCCTGTCAGTGCTGAGACGTGCTGCAGGATGCAGATCTTTTTTGGCAGCATCGGCACGGAAGCCAAGTTCTATCATCTGTCTATCAGCACTCAGTTCAACTGGCTCTGTAGCAGTACGAACCACTATGTTCTTCTCTGGCACATTTAGTACCTCACGAAGCCCTTCCATGGTCACATAGCTGCTGAGCGGCATGGTTGTGATGAAATTGATCTGCCAAACCTTTTGATTTGGCTGATCTGAGAAGTCTAGCGTGTCGCCTGCTAGCAGTACTGGGTTTGTCATTTCAATCAACCCAAATTGATGCAGGTAGTTTTCTACCGCGTTTAGCTGATCGTCGGACGGCTCTGCCGCTAGCTTGATCACGAACCCATATTCTTGGGTGCTTTCAGCGATATACTCTTTAAATGACTTCATGGCAAAAGATGCTCCAATGTGGCAGTTATTTAGCGTCTCTGTTGATTTCGTCGAGCTGTTTCAACAGCTCATTGCGATCCATCAGAGTGGCTTTGACATCAAGAGGATCATCATCAGTCTTTTTAGTTGCTCTGTCTAGCTTTAGCTTGTCTAACTGTAGCTTTAGCATCTTGAGCTTCTTGTCTATCTTGTTGTTCTTAGCATCAACTGCTATCTTTAGCATCTGGCTGCTGCTGCTGAAAATCTCACCTGCATGTCGTATTTCCACGTTCATGCCAAGGTCCTGTAGATCCATGTGTGCCTTGATAGCTAGATCAGCAAGCTCGTCCATTTCTCTATCATGCTCGTCTTTGCCACGTGCAGCACTAAGCTGCTTATCAATGTCGTTTGCCAGTGCCAGTGCAGCATGTATATCTTCGTCACTTGGCACGTCAACTTCTGCAACATCGTTGGTGCTGTCTGTATCTTCTTCAGCAGATTCCATATCAAACGTGTCTTCTAGCGTCTTGAACCTATTGGCCATCAGCGTTTCCTCTTGGGCTTTGTGATATATATGTCACTTTCAGTGAGGATCCTGAAAGTCATGCCATTCTTCTTGCAGAAACTCATAGCTGCTGCCCACTTAGCTGTGTTTAATATGAGGCTTACTTTGTCGCGCTTGCTCTTTGCATTCTCGACCATTGCTTCTTTAGCAGGCTTAACTTCTACTACTTCTGCTCGACGCTTACCATTCTTGTCTTGATATAACACCATGAAATCTGGCACGTATTGGCTTGGCTTTCCGGTCAGCGGATTGATATATGGTATTCGTATGCTTTCGCTAGCCCACTGTATCACGCTGGGATGAGTGTCTAGGAAGTTCATCACTGTGAGTTCCCAGCTGCTGCGAAATGTTACTTCTTGTTTTCCAAGTAACTTGGCTGGGTTCTTAGGTATGAATCGACCTTGGCTATACTTACTCATGTTTAGGTGATCGCCGCAGCTATGGTAGGCCCGAGAGTGGGATTTTTAACCCATAATGGTTGAGGGTTTATGCCGACATATCCCAGCTGACTGGTGGGCAAGCGTATGCTGTTTATGGTAGCCAAGAAGTCATTCATGAGTATGCCTTTCTTGAACAAGTCAGTCACCGGCTGACCAGTTTGGCTTGCATAATAAGTAGCCATGTTAGCTAGCACTTCAATCAACTGTTCTGGTACATTAGGACCGCCAAACATACCTTTGGCTAGGTCATATGTATTGGCACTCATGCTGGTTACATATCGAGCAGGTGCTTGCGATAGTGCATAGTTGGTATAGTCATTTGTACCTGCTAGTGGCACACCACTTTGATCAGCAAACTGCCAACTGCCACCTTGATTGGTACCTTTGATTTGTCCACTTTGTATGGCCAACTGTTTGCGTATATTGTTTTGGATGATATCTCTGCTACCAGACATGTGCGCTTCCTATCACTCTACCGAATAATTTCTATAGGGTATAACCACCGGAGGCGGTTCATTGTCAGATGGATCGCCTCCGTATATGAACGGGTCGTTTAAGTATCCAAATGTACCGACTGTGTTATTAGACAGTGCTGCTCTTTCAGCCAGATTTGGTCCAAACTGTGGTTCCGGGGCTGGTTGATAGTTTGCAGAATTGTAACCGGTGTATATACCGTTATTGTCATAACCCGGACTTCCAATTTCAATCGTAAGGGAAACTTCTCCGGACTGTATCCTCCTGCGTGCCGCAGCAATCTGTTGATATTGTGTACGATATTGACGACCATAATTACCATAATAGGTATTAAACGGAGTCGGGTTGCCTATCTCAACATGTGGTAGTTGTTGCCCAGGTCTGCGTATGGGTAGTGCAGTGTTCAGACCAGTATCATTTGGCGCACCCGGTCTATAACTAGTAAGCCCAGTTAACGGATCAGTGCTTACTACAAAATTACTACCAACTGATACACGTATACCTATGCTACCAAAATTAAAGTTGCCAAACGATCCAAGCAAGTTGTACACACCAGAACTACTAATAGGTGTAAATGTGTCGGCGCTATCTACAGCTATCCATTGGTTAGCACCAGGCAGCTGCCCGTTTGGTACCCCGGCAATACCGAAATTTTCACCGGGTGGTAAGTCGCTAGGCTCATTTGCAAGCCCGCCGGGCGGATATACTGTGTTAGTGTCACTAACACCGCTAGCATACTGGAAGTTTGCAGTCGGTTGCATGGTTGTTTGATTTGGTGCATTTCTGACACCAGACACTAACGTGTTATAGCTTGTACCAGACATACCAAAATTTGAAATAATACTGCCACTAGGACTAGTAATGTCAGATGTTGTATCTAAGTTTCTCTTCTTAAAACTTATAGGACTATCTGGGTCGCTCTTCACTATAGGTGTTTGAACACCGTTTGGTTCTAGTGTAGGAAGACCAACGTCAAACCCAAATTGGTTAGCCATCCCAGGAGTGAGTGTACCAGAGTCGTATTGCAGAGTTTCATATGTGAGACTCAGCTTCAGATCTTCAAGGCCCGAATCAGCAGTATCATAGTTTCCCCAATCAATGCTAGCTATTTTTGGATTTAGGTATTGGGTTAAGGTGTATTGTTTACCAAACAGTGCATACACATCTAAGCTAGTGAAGAAGTTTACCTGTTCTGCAAGCGGGCGTAGTCCCCATCCTGTGCTATCATCAAAAGTGGGGTCGGTGGGGTTAGACCCCATGGTCATAGAAGTCTTTAACCTAGCATCACCAAAATAATACACAAAATATTCTATCCACAGATTGAAAGGCTTGTTATCAACTGTGTCGTACAATGAGATGTTAACTGGTCGATACTCGGTCTTTGTGTATGCATATCGCTTACGATTATATTGGTTTAACTCTTTCTGGCTCAGTTCCACATTTGGTTTGTCAACCGTCTTTATCTTGAAACTAATACCGTTTACAGTTCCTATCGACATCTGATCAGGGAACATGCTAAGTGCTTGTGCATTGACATTGAAGGTGGCATAGAACATGTACTTGTAGCGAGGTATCGCGTACATGAGTTGCCCGGGACTTTGTGCGCCAAAGTACCAAGATGCATAAGATTTTGGTCGTAAAAGGGTAGTAGCCATACAGATATTTAGCCAAGTAAAAAGCCGCTAGTTTTAGCTAGCGGCTTTTTGTTATTGCAGTGTCTCAAGCTATATGTATTAAACCATTATTCCGCGGCCAGTCGGTAGCGGTGCCGGTGTCATGATGTCCTGATCCTGCGTTGCGTTATCGTAACGTATGGTAAGCGTGATCATCATTGATTCGCTGTTGCTGTAATCAAACTGGTCATATGCAACTGTTTCGAGGTAGCAGCCTTCAAGATACCAATTTTCAAGCACCCCGTCGTTTGATCCATCAAGTGTTTCAATCTGTGTGGTAAACTTGTAGTTGATACCAGCGAGGAAACTGGTTTGATCAAAGTGGTTCATCTGCTTCTGCAGCTGATATGCTACCAGCGTGCTGACGCTGCTATTAACATCGTCGCGCACTGTCAGTTCGATGGTCTGCCATTCTGGTTTCTGTGGCAGATACATCACGTTATTATAGCTATGTATCGGTGTGCTGTTGTGCTGTATGCTAGGACGGCCTGCAGTGGCTACCTGACGTGTCAGCTCAATCGCCGCCCCGCTTGGACCAAAGCTGTGCATGCTGACCCTGAAGCGATACTTCAGTTTAGGCATGAGTATGCCAGTACCACTGATACCAGGCACAACCGGTACACCAAATTTGCTGAGTGTGGGCTGGAACGCCATGTGTTAGTCTCCTTGTCTTGCTGAAGTATTTATACAAGAGCGGTCTGATAAATTTAAGGTATGTACAGACTAGTATCGACGACAGGCAGGCTATATAATATGTCATATGGGAACCAACAAGCATGATACATGTTGAGAAATTAGATACCAGATTTGATCTACCGAGAATGCTATCAGATATGGATCAAATCTTACAGATATGTCACTGGCACCCAGATCATCGACAGATAGGTTTAACCCATAGCCTTGGTAACGATGCTAAAGAAGCATGGTATGATGCTACAGGTAGCTTACAATATATGTGGGGAAACGACGCAGTTGACAACCACGGAAATCTTAAAAAACACCAAATTGTTCGAAAAGAATCTGATTTCTCATTTACAGTACAAGAATTTAAAGATACGATATTTTTTGAGATCATAGAAACCTTGCGATCTAATTATAGATTAGGCAGAGTACGACTGATGATGAGTCGTCCAAAATCGTGTCTCAGTTGGCATACTGACAGCGAACGGCGTCTACACATACCTATCATTACTAATCCTGGTGCACATTTAGTAATTGAAAATGAAGCTACCCA